GGTATAGGGGAAATAGGGGGTAGGCGTAGAATGCGTAGAATGCGTAGAACGCCTAGAAACCCTAGAGAATTCAATAGAAAAGTAATAGAATAATATATATATAATAGAATATATGTTATATATAGAGATAACACAAAGAGAAATGATTATGAAACAATCAAACAGGTATCAACTGACAGATGAACCAATCATGTCAAGAAAGGAAGCAAAGCAAATCGGAAGCGCCACCTATTTCACCGGCAAGGTTTGCCCGCACGGTCACATATGGATGCGCTCTACAAAACAGGCGGCGTGTTTAATGTGCCGGGCCGAATCTAGTGACAGGCAAGCCGACCAACGCAAACATAACAAACATGTGGGCTAAGAGAAGCTATGAAAATAAATTTCAAAAAGGTCTTGACATTTGAAATAAAGAAGAGGATACTATAGTCACGGTTTAAGAAAAGCAATCAACAACTGGAGATACGACCATGAAAGTTATATTAGCCCATGACCATTTCGATCAAGAGCACCTGGACGAAGTTGTCGCAGAAATGAAAGTTCTTGGTGCGCCAACAATCAGAGTTTACGAGACCGAAATCCATAACACATATCAAGCGGTTGAAGGTTGCCACAGATTGCGCGCTTGTGAAATTTTGGGCATTGAACCAAACATCATTGAGTTAGACGTAGATACGTTGATCGAAGATGTTGAGGGTTTGGATTATGAAGGCTCTTGCAATGATTTGTATCTGGGTTGCATTGGAGACTTTGAAAATTACACGATTGAATTTTAAATAACATGTGGGATAACGGGAGAACGAAATATGATTTAACTCAAGTGATGGCGAGTCCCAAAAACAACTCACTGCGCAGTGAGCGACCACAGGGTAAGCAGACCGCACCAAAAAGGTGTATTCAAGTCAAGAATTCAAAATGACGTCTATCGCTGAAATGGGAATCGCAAGGCTCGGCATGCCCAAAGGGGCTTGAAGTGCGACAGAGATAGGGTTGTATACCCCAAGGCGTTTCTAGGCCGCCACGGGGCTAAAAACAGGCTTAAAATCGATTTAAACACAGAGGATACGACAATGTTCAAACGATTAGATGGCAAAAATGAAGATTTGGCGCGCACGTTTCCGTCGGACGACGAATTGAACCGACTGACGCCGGGTGAGGTTATCCCTTGCGTCTATGGTGGCGTGATTGGCTCGATAAGCAGATCGGGCGAATTTGCTCCGTTGTCTGATAAAGCACCACATGGGGGCATAACGAAACGATAAAAATAAATTTGAAAAATATCTTGACATTTGGATAAAAAGGGAGGATACTATGTCCATGGTTTAAGAAAGATGGAGATAAGATCATGAACACTCAAACAATCGACCTCGCAGAAGGTACCGTATTAGCAATACGTGTAAACGGTGTAACGCAAATTAAAATTGTGTTAGATAGTGAGGCTGTAACGACAAGAGATATGGTATACCAAGTAGTTGGTAGACAGATTCTTGAGGTCGATAGCTGTGAATTTAATGCTGTTGTAAATCAACAAGGGGAAGTGTCATGAAAACCAGAAAAATAAACCTGAAGCCAGGCGAAATCCTTGAAATTTGCGTAGGAGGCGCTCATCTCCCTGAGATTAGGATAGCGATTGACACGCTCAATCCGTCCGGTGAGCCTGTGATTATGATAAATCAAAACCCGTTTGGTATTGCCGTAAAGGCTGTTACTGACGCCGGATTCGATTATAATATCTTGTTGATGGAGGATTTATGAACATTAACGAAATGTATGACAAAGACGGCAAATATAGCAGATTGCCCGACGAACAGGTGTTTATGCAGTTGATTCAAGATCGGCGGTATCAAAAGGCGAAGGATGATGCTATAAAAATAGCCAAGGAATTGGAAATTTACATGGAAACAAACGTCAATGAAAACAGAACAACAATTGTGTAAGGATAGTGAAGAAATTAATCGGCCGAACGAAGTCAACGAAATGATGGAAATGTCTAAAGAAATAGACAGGTTGATTAAATCAGGTCAATGGAAAAGCTTGTGCGAACAGGCTCAGACATTAGCCGATTACGCCCAGATGTACGGATTGAAATGTGAACGGAATAACAAACATTATCCGCAATTTGAAAAATATCTTGACAATTTGATAAAAAGAGAGGATACTATATCCACAGTTTGAACAAAGATGGAGATAAGATCATGAAACTTATAACTGATACGAAAATCATAAAATTGGCTGATAAGTTGGCTGAAAAGTTTACAGCAGACGAGCTGATTGAAATGTTGAGCATCAACGGTGAAATAAAAGAAGCTATTAATTTGGCAATATCAATTAAGGCAGATTGAAATGAAAACTAAAACATTATTGGGCCTTAGCGCCGCAACGGTTTGGACAATGATGGCCATGGTGGCTGTCGCTGCGTACAGTTCAAACGCTTCGGCCATGACAGCTGGCGATGCGCGCGATCTGAACCGCTTTCAGACGGAGATCGTCGGCGCTTACACTCTGGGCGTCTACGAGTCGATTCAATGGGCTGGCACATGCAATGCTGCGCCGAGCTATGATAAAGTCTTGGGTTGGGTCGTCAACGATCTTAGAAGTGTTTCTGTGCCTGAATCGAATCAGGTGTTCGCTGGCTGGATTAAACATCTCATCTCTATGAAATGTGGGCATGATAATCAATAAATGTCTTGACATAGAAACCGATATATGAAACAATAGATCGTACTTAAAAAAAAGAGGTGACGACAATGAAAACGGTTAAAAATGGTTTAGATCGGACGCCTGAGCAGTTCCTGGCGCTTTGGGGTTTGCGTGGTGATGAGCTGCTCAGATTACCAGATGAAATGCACGGGGCCGCTATTGGCGGCACGATAGCCACGGCCAAAGCATGGGCTATCGAATGGTTGGCTAACAACCCAAAAAACGTGCAAAATCATCCATATAACTACAACTGGATGCAGTTTGGCAGACTTGAATTTGTGTCTAATGTGCTGGATGAGCAGATGGACGAGGCTTTGAACTTCCCACAAGCAAGGGCTATGCCGATTGCCGCTGAAGCATTCACAGGGCCAGAATTGACGCAAGATGAGTTTAACCAACTGAATCACGAAATGAGGGATTTAAAATGAAAACTTATGTTGAAACGACGTTCGGTACTGTAAAAAGATTAAAGATTGAGGAAGGTTGGCCGATAGACTCATGTAGGGGATGTGTAGGCAGTAACCTAACAGATGTCTGCAAACAAATCCGTAACCAAGCCGATTGTGGTGAAAATATATGGGGATACGTCAATGACAAAACAAAAACAGACCAAGACCAAGAATCATGCACCTAATCATGACACAGGTACGTTGCAACATCGCGAAAACGGAACAAGTGTGATAAAGTTGAACGGTGTTTATAAACGTGTTATACTTTTGAAATCCGAACACGCATGTCAAGGATGCATTGCGGAAGGTAATCAAAGACTGTGTTTGCAGCTTGATGCGTGTGATGTGAAAGGGCGCGAGAAAGAAGATTTTATTTGGCAGGAGTGTTAAAAATGGATAAAATATTATTGGGTCATCGAGTTATTATTCCAGGCTTTAGAAAAGATCGCCATTTTGTATTGACATTGCAAGATGATAAAGAAGGTGGATGCAAAGGTTGTGTTGCTGAAAAGAACAGCTCGTTGTGTACACAACTCGACAGTTGCACGTATACATGGGTCGATGATCTGAAACCTAGTGTCGATGTTAAAGAGACATACGCGAGCGGAAAATACATTGAGGTTACGAAATGAAGAAGGTTAAATATAAAATTTGGATGAGGTTGCGTGAATCAGAATACTCGGAATGGACACCTGTCGACAGTTTAATAGATGTACCTGAGTTCAAGAACAGGTTTAAAGCTGAATGTGAAGCAGAACGGCTTTACGAAGTACATCCTAAATGGTTTTTTGAGGTGAGGCCATGCCGATCTTAATGGACGGTAAGCTGGTAATTATTACGCGCCAGCAAATGCTTGATCTTAAGCTTAAATTTTACTATACGGGTAAACTTTGCAGGAACGGGCATGATTCGGTGTGGCGCAAAGACGGTGGATGTCGTCAGTGTTGCAAGTGCGCGCCCGAATGGCCAAAAGGTTTTGCTGAGAAATACAGGGACGCTTTGGCCGGGAAGGAAGCTACTGAGAGGATGTCCAGGATGAGCGCAGCACCTTGGCAGTGGATAACCCCGGCTTACACTTGGTATATGGCGTGGCTTGAAGCTAATTTAACTTAATTGGGTGATCGAAATGAGCGATTTAATTGACGATACTACAGTGCGCGAAGAATTTTTACTTGACGCAGCGATAACGGAGATGCACCGGCGGGCGGTTGAAATACCGGTAGGAGAGCCCGGCGAATGCGATCTTTGCGGTGAGGATATGCCGCGATTGGTCGATGGTGTTTGCTGTCCATGCAGAGATAGAAGGGGGTTGGAATGAAAACTATGACAATGTTTGTAATATTGTTTATCGGCGGATTTTTCGGCGGCTGGTTTAGTGAGACGCTTCGTGTCAATCAGCTTGAGGAGGCACACATCGAATCAAGACAGGACTTGAACAACCGAACTTATATGATCTATCAATATGATAAAGGGGCTTATCGCGACGGCAAATTTTACATCGATACGCCAGCAAATGCATTTGAATTTTGCACCATGCGCGGGGAAAAGACTTTGATACATAAATATGTGGGCATAACAATCGAATTCGAATGTAAAAATAATCCTTGACAAATGGTTAAAAAAAGAGGATGATGGATCTAAACCTAAAGAGGGGATGCTGTCATGAAAGCTGATAGAAAACTTGATAAACAAGTGCATTTTGTGTCCATTTGCATAAATAAAAAGGTTAGTGATGATGTAAAATTACTAGCTGATTGGTACAACTCAGAAAAGAATGCAGGTAAAATAGAAAACAATGTGCTGGTAGAAAGATTCGTAAGGTGGATGCAGTCATGAAAAACCTAATCAAACTCGCAATTGTGCTGATGAGTATAAACGCACAAGCAGCAGTTTACAAATGTGGCAACACGTATCAAGATCATCCGTGTAATTCAGACTCGACTTCATACGCGGTTGTTTCAACGGCTCCATCGACGATCAATCATGAAGACTATGTTAAGTCGATTCACGACGCCGTGACCCGGATTGAAGATCAACGTAAAGAAGCTCTTGTTGCAAGAGAAAAAGCCAGGGCAGAAGCTCTTGAAGCGGCAGATCGGGAACAGAAGGAAACGCTCGCTAAGCTGGAACAAGAACGCATTCATCGCGAACAGATGGACGCACAAGACCGTCAAACGCAGGCCATTGAAGTCTTGGCAAACCGTTTGCCACAATATAACTACATTACCAACCGTTGGGGACGCTAAAATGATGACCGATAGAGTTATTTTTAAACCAACCAGCATATCTGATGGGGTTGAAATGTCCATCATAACAGCATTGACTCCTGAGAATTTAAGACCATCTGAATTGCAACATTTGTTAGGTGTTGTACTGGCTAAATTGGTGCAGGCCGATTTGATGAGCTTGGGCGAAGCTGCTGATGCGGCGGGTGTTAGCGGCAAGTTGACGCCGGTTTATCCAAAGCCATATGAAATTAACAAACTGCCGAAAACTATCGATAGTCATGATGAAATGTTAAGAAAGCTGTATAATGATTACCGTGGCGAAAATTTAAATTACAATGAAGTCGAAGAAAATGGAGACTAGTAATGAATATTGATTATGTTGTGGTATCAGCGGTGTTATTTGCAATCGGTTTGATTGCACTGGCGTTTTTCATAGGTCGATCTACAGGTTATTCAACTGGGCTTGAATCGGTTGGAATTACACGGCCGGTATGCCCACAGGTTAATGTTTTTAAAAATATGGAGCATAAGAAATGATGCGAAACAAAGAAACAAGAAACACGTTTGAAAAACCTGAAATGAAATTGATTAGATGGTGTGGTGGGCCGTGGACGTATAAAGTTGTTTACAGTTCTGCCGGTGAAGATATGGGGTGGCTGTTTGGTTTTGGTGATACCTATCGTGAGGCCGTGGTCGATGCAATGGTGCAGATAAATTGTGAGGTGATGGGATGACAGCGGAAGAGATATTGAAAAATCCAAATGTCCGATTGCTCCAAATGTACCATGAGGGTAGTAATGTGTATGGGCGATCAAATCTACCGTGGCATGCTGATATAACAATGTGTGACGACAAAACGTTTAAAACTGCTGGCGTATCTATAAATCAATGTCTCGACATGATAGGGCGATGGCTGGAGCGTAACTCATGAGTCCTGATCAAATAGCAAAGAGTGGAACAGAGCACTCCATTCAAAGTGCGTTTTTTGCGTGGCGAAATATGGCCTTGAAATATGGATGGGAAGCCGCTGATGATGAAAACAGCTATTTGTTACGCGGGTATGTCGATAGGCATTACGGCGATAATCCAGGAATCCTTGAATTGGAATGGATACATGCGATACCGAATGGAGGGTCAAGGGGTGATTCGAAGGCGTCTAGAAATATAAACGGGCTGGCGTTGAAAGCTGAAGGCGTAAAGCCGGGAATCCCAGATATATTTTTACCAGTTCCCCGCGGAAATAGTCATGGGCTGTACATAGAGATGAAAACTTCGTCAGGTGGAGTTAGTCCTGAGCAAAGACGGTTTGCTATTTGGTGCGAAACGTATAGATACGGCTGGGTGTTATGTCGATCATGGCGTGACGCACGTGATGAGACGTTGAATTATTTGCAAATAAAAGCTTGACAAATGACTGACGAGTTTGTTAATATGAACTCGTCAAAACAAACAACTGATTTAATTTTTTTTAACTGGAGAAACAAGATGAACCCTGAACAAATTTACTATTTTATGACATCTATCGTAGCCGCAACCCTGTCCGGTAGCAAGGTCTACGCTAGCTCGGAATTTCTTGAACCATATCGCGCAGATGGAACTGTCGTTGTCAATGTAAACGATGTAAACGAAAATGGTGTGGCGTGCATTGCAACACCGTTAGGTATTGAACGTTTCAACGAGCAGATCGATAAATACCATGCCAGTGTGCAAATGTCTGCAGCGCGAGCACCACTAAAAGCAAAGCCAAGCGTTGAATTTCAAATGGGAATCCCAAAACCCGAAGTTGTTCGTCACATTGCTAAGCGTGGTTCACGCTACCCGATTGCCGATATGCCCGTAGGTGCATCGTATTTCTTGCCAAATGGAGTAGGTAAAGATGGTAAGACCGCCAATGCAACCAAACGGCTTGCAAGCTTGGCAGAGTCTGAAAAGGTTCGCAGCGCGATCAAGACCGGCGAACAGCGTACTACCCGAACCGGCCAAATTGTCGATAAGCTCAAATACACCAAAGCCTTCAGCGTCCGGGCTTACGTTGAAAACGGCGTCGAAGGTGCTCGTATCTGGCGCGATGAAGACCCCGTTTAAACTGTTGCACATGTAGCGGTTTAATGTATCATTAGCCTCATCTTTAATCAGGTGAGGCTTTTGAGTAACGGGGATATGAAAAATGCACAACGGCGAAATAACATTTATTGAAGTGGTTAAAGCGATCTGTCCGCTAGCCCACACGGTAGCTTTGTCTGTCTGGGGTGGCATTGTACATCATATTCAGGTGCTTCAAGCAGCGCATCGGGCGTTCAGCTGGAAGGCGTTTTTGTCTGATATTTCTGCATCTGCCTTTGCCGGGTGGATGGCCTATTACGCAACTAAGTCGAACGGTATTGAAGGGGAAAAGGCGTCGCTCATTATCGGGATATCAGGATATGTGGGCATAAAGGCGTTAAGAGGTTTCAGAGGCCGAAATGTTTAATCCAGATACGATCAAATATTTCAAATCACGGTACGCCTATGAATTGTTAAAAGTGCGTGTTGACGAGTCCGATCTTTACAGAGTTCTTAGGGATATCCTTGTCGGTTATCCCCAAGAGTTTTTTATGGTGGCGGCGCGCGAATGGCCGCAAGACCCGTATGTGATAGCCGAAAAGGCCAGATTTTTAGCTGAATTGGGCGAAGAACATTTTCTGCCGTCAAAAGCCGAAGTCGCAAAGGTATTGTGGCAAAAAGCTAACGGTCGCTACACGGAAAATAAGGATGCCGTTAACCTATTGAAATTGTATGCTGAAGTACAAGATATGGTGCCTAGAACCGGCAAGCTGACAGATAAACTTGAAAAGGTTTTGCCGGGTGTGACAATCGTAGCTAGCAAATTTGATGAGGATTTATGAATGAACGAATGGGATATGTTAGATTTATTCTTGATTTTGTTGATGATTCTTTTCTTCTGTAATGCCGGGTGGCGATAATGAAAAAGGACTATACATCTTTGAGATTAGTTTGCACAAACTGTGCTGCGAAATGGCTCACATATGCATATATAGGTAGACCTTCAGTGTGCCCACATTGTGGTTATGATGGATGTGTTTTTAAGCTTGACATTGATTGGGAAACTATAATATCATGATCTACCAAATGTTTAAATTTGAGTGCACATATTGCGGGCACGTCTTTGAAACGTCCGTGAAAGAGCCTGTCTGCCGCGAATGTCAAGGTGAAGATTTTAACGAGCTGCTAGTGTGGGATGAAGAGTCTGAGGAGGAAGAATGAACAAAGATGACGACAAAGTTAAAATTGTTAATTTCAAACGGCTTGATAACAAGAGGGATGCTGATATTCAGCAGATGATCGATGAAATTCAAGCGGAAAATGATAACGGAAACTTAGAAGAATTATTCGTTGTCATGAAACGCCGAGATGGAGATTGTTTTTTTTCAAGAATCTCGGAACTCGTGAGCCGTTACCGATCAATAGGTATGATGGAAGATTTGAAATTGATGATCTTGAACGGGCCCGCCCCAAAATGAGTTTCGAATTAACAGAAAAGCAAACCGAAGCTATGAAAACGTTGGCTAGTAATGCGACGTATCTTATGTTGTTCGGAGGTAGTCGTTGCGTTGCCGCCGATACAATCATAGACGGTCAAACTAAAACAATAAAACAGTTGGCCTTAGAAGGTAAACCCGTTCGGGTGCTGACAAGTAGGGGTGAACAGTGGGCGGAAGTACCTTTCCTAAAAGGTACTTCTCGTATGACGACTTTCGAATTGGAATCTGGCAAATCTGTGACCGTTACCGATGATCACAGATTTTGGGATGGTTTCCAGTGGATAAAGGCTAAAGATTGTTTGGTTGGTTCTTCTTTGGCCGTCCGGTTATGCGAGAAAAACCCTCTTCAGTCCAATCAGGAATTTTTCCTTTCAAGGTTTCGTGAAGATGTTCGGCGTTTGAAGAAAAGACTCTCAAATTGTCGGGATGGTTATTCTTTATGTCACCGTCAATATGATCAACAACCTCACCAGGGAGTAGGCAGCGACCCAATTTATCGTGCATTACAATTCGATGAACCGGGGCATATCCCGCCCGATCAATACCGACAATTCCGCGCTTTGAAATCGCTCGTATCAAATACCCATGTGGGCTATCTTTCAAAACTCTTTGAAGGATGTAACCGCTTCTGTCACAAGTTGTTCCGTTTCGCCAACAAGGGTGATTTTCCATCGACATGTCCTCTTTCACTATTTCGTAGCCACGAACCCTTGCAAATTTGCGAACAGTTTCGGGGTTTACGTTTAGTTCGTCGGCTATTTGACCAGCTGTCAATCCTTCAACAATTCGTTGCTGAACAAGCTGATATCTGTGTTTTCCGATTCTTCCGGTGCGTTGGTCTTTCATGGGATAGGCCTCTAAAGTCAGGTTATTGTTTGGAAAGGGTTGTGAAAATATCTTCAACCGCCGAACAAGAATACTACACACTCCATGTGCCGTCAAGCGAACAATATTTCGCCAATGGAATTCTTCATCACAATTCTGGCAAAACTTTTCTGCATGTTCGGAACATAGTTTTTAGGGCGTTGAAAGCTCCTGGGTCACGTCATTGTATTTTACGTTTCAGGTTTAACCATCTTGTTAGTTCGATAATTGAGGGCACGTTTCCGCGGGTGATGGAAATAGCATTCCCTGGCGTCGAGTACAAAATGAATCGCTCTGCATGGTACGTTCGGTTTGAAAATGGAAGTGAAATTTGGTTCGGCGGCCTGGATGATAAAGCGCGCACCGAAAAGATTTTGGGTAACGAGTATGCCACAATCTATTTGAATGAATGCAGCCAGATTTCTTGGGAATCGGTAGGCATTGTGTTCACCCGTCTGGCCCAATTGATCGATCAACAGATTCAAGGCGCGCCGAATAAGACGCTTAAGACGCGCCTCTATTTCGATTGTAACCCGCCTTCAAAGCTACACTGGTCTTACAGCTTGTTTCACAAAAAAATCGATCATGAAACGAAAGAACCATTGAAATTTCCTGCCGATTATGCTAGCGTCCAGATGAACCCACAGGATAATGAGAAAAATCTTAGTCCTGAATACATTCAAACGCTTAAGAACCTGCCTGCCCGACTTCAGAAACGATTTTTAACAGGAGAATATACAGATGCAAATCCTAACGCTTTGTTTGACGATATTAATTTTGATTGCTGGCGTGTTACTGATGGGCTTAGTGTTGATCTTATCCGTGTTGTTGTTGCTGTCGACCCTTCCGGGGCTTCTGATGGTGATGAAAACGCGGGTAATGACGCCATTGGTATCGTTGTGGTGGGTCTTGGTTCGGACGGTAACGCCTATCTGCTTGAAGATTGTACGACAGTTGGAGGCCCGGCTATCTGGGGAAGCGTGGTCGCGCAGGCTTATGACCGTCAAGAAGCTGATATCGTGGTTGCGGAAGTCAACTATGGCGGGGGTATGGTTCAAAGTGTCGTCCGTGCTGCTCGGCCCAATACTCCCTTCGCCCCGGTTAGGGCGTCGCGTGGAAAACATATCAGAGCTGACCCTGTCTCGATATTGTACTCGCAAGGCAAGGTGAGGCACGTTGGGAATTTTCCAGAGCTTGAGGAAGAGCTTTGTGGATTTTCGGCGACTGGATACCTGGGTGACAAGTCGCCGAACCGTGCCGATGCCTTGGTATGGGCAATCACGTATTTGTTCCCCACGATTACGAAAAAGCGGGATAATAAGATCGTGGCAGAACCGCCGAAAACAATTAATCACTTTGGAAGACGCTGATGAATCTAGCACCCCTATATAATGTAAATGTCAACCCTAACAACCATGTGGGCTCAAATGATGATCAAAAATTGGCCGATGTGCATCAAGTTGCTTTGAAGCGCTTCGACATCATTCAAAGTTCGGTTTATGCTGAACGCCTTCGGTGCAAGGAAGATCGCCGCTTTGCCTCAATCCCCGGCGCGCAATGGGAAGGGGATATGAGCCAGCAATTCGAAAACCGCCCGCGCCTTGAATTCAACAAGATTCAAATGGCGATAAGTCGCCTCATCTCTGAGTATCGAAACAATTCCGTTGACGTGACATTTTACCCTAACGGTGGTGACTCAGGCGAAGCTTTAACTGACATGCTTAACGAGATGTACCGCGCCAATGAGGCTGACTCAGGTGCAGATGAAGCCAAAGATGCCGCATTCGAGGAGGCTGTAACTGGAGGTTTCGGCGCATTTCGTTTGCGCACGGCATACCTCAATGAATCTGATGACTCGGAAATGCAGCAAGTTTTATTCGAGCCCATATTAGACGCGGACGCTTGTGTGTATTTCGACCTGGACGCCAAGAAGCAGGATAAATCGGATGCGACCCATTGTTTTGTGCTCACTGCAATGAGCCCCGACGCATATAGGGATACATACGACGAAGACCCGAGTTCGTGGAATCCACCAGTTATAAAATACAAATTTGATTGGGTATCTCGTGATATTGTTTATGTAGCTGAATACTATACAGTTGAACATAAAAAGGATACTGTTTATACCTATCAAGACGTGTCTGGCGAAACTGAAACCTACCGGCAGAGCGCTTTTGATGCAAATCCTGATCTTCTGCCAACGTTACGTGCGACAGGGGCGCAGTTGATCAAAACCAAAAAGATCAAAGTGCCGAAAGTCCACAAATACATCATGAACGGGCAGGCGGTTATCGAAGACTGTGGGATATTGGCTGGAGATTGCATACCGATTGTACCGATCTACGGTCGTCGGTTTTACTACACCCGAGTGCCAAACATCCCGCCCGCCTTGGCTGCGTTGCTGCAAATGAGCGATACTGATATGCAAGATTTGTTGGGTGTTCAAGCAGCAAGCGAACAATTGCCTGCGAACACATCAGGGTATGCGGTTGAATTGACTCAGACCAAAGCGGATATGCAAACGGCAATCTATCTAAATAACTTTGCCAAAGGGATGAAACGTTGTGGTGAAATTTGGTTGGGTATGGTCAAAGATATTATGATCGAACCTGGTCGCAAGGTGCGCACGATGAAACCTGATGGCACTACATCTTTGATCGAGCTCGGGTATATGGAAACGACCGATGCAAACGGACGACCTAAAAGGTTTGATCTGAGCAAGATCAATCATTCAGTCGCGGTTGAAGTTGGCCCGACATCGACCAGCAAGCAAAATGCCACTGTGCGGGCCTTAACTGGATTGCTCGGCGTGACTCAAGACCCTCAGTCTATGCAGGTGATCACCAGCATGATCATCATGAATATGCAAGGGGAAGGCTTGCAAGATGTCAAGGATTATTTTAGGCGGCAAATGGTTTCAATGGGCGCTGTTAAGCCGACTCAGGAAGAGGCGCAACAAATGGCACAACAGCAGCAAAATCAACAACCTAGCCCCAACGATCAGTTTTTGTTGGCATCTGCGCAACAGGCAACAGCTAAAGCGGCTCAGGCCCGAGCTGATACTGAGCTCACATTGGCGCAGGCTGAAAAGGCTCGCGTGGATGCGCTTGCAACTCTCCACGGGATGGACCGGCGACAGCTTGAACAGGCCATGAAGGATTTGAATGTTATGTTGGAGCTGCATGGACGCATGAACCCGGTCGAACAACAGCAACCGACCCAACAATAAAAAAATGTGGGCTTACCCCTTGCATTTTAAAAATGTCGGGGGTACACTCACGCACACAACCGCAATAACGCGAGATAGGAACTATAAAAATGTCTGAAGAAACGAACACAAATGAACCTGAATTGAATGTCCCAAACCCTGAGAATGCATCGGGCGAAGGTGAACAAAACAATGAAGGTTCGGATGACAGAACCGCCGCGCCTTGGGTCAAAGACCTGCGAAAGCGGCAAGCGCAATTGGCAAAAGAAAACCGTCAATTGAAAGAAGAGTTGTATAATCTGAAAAAACCTCAACAAAGCAATGAGTTAGGCCCTAAGCCCACATTGGAGAGTTGTCAGTTTGACAGTGATGTATTGGCCGACGAACTGGAAAAATGGGTCTCAAAAAAAGTCGAACTTGATGCGCAGGCCGCTCGACAACAGGCGCAGCAGAATGCCGCCGTCGAAGCCTGGAACAAAAAGCAAAATGATTATTTTGCAATTAAGAAAGAATTTGTGAAAGAGGCGTCTGATTTTGAAAACGCCGAACAGAATGTCATCGACATATTGCCGGAAGCTTTACGGTCTGATTTGATCGATCTTGCCGACAATGCCGTGGAAGTAGTTTATCAAATCGGTAATGATATCGATTTGCTTGAAAAGCTGGCCGGGATGAACCGCACGCAATTTGCTCATGCATTGGGCAAACTTGGCGGCGGTAAACGGACAGCAAGCCGCGCTCAGGGTCCAGCCCCTAGGCCAGAGCAGATGGCAGCTAAGGGTGGTACACCAAAAACAGTTAATGCTACGTTGGCGCAATTGCGCGCTGAAGCGGAACGCACAGGTAACTACTCGAAAGTGATCGAGTACAAACGACTAAACAAAACAAAATAGGGGATTTAAACCATGACTGGTACTAACGCTTTTAGCAAAGAAGAACTGTTATTGTGGGAAGAGGTCTGCGAAGGCTTCTCCGACGATCAAGTATTGTCTGAAATCATCGGCATTCAGAAGTTCAATGGCACAGATTCCGAGCGTACCAATGATCAATTTTGGTTGCCACAGCCTTACATCGCACAGTCTTTCTCTGGCACGGATATGACTAGCAATTTCGTCGGCAACACTCAATTGTCCGTCCCTGCGTCGATTGGCTACAAACGTTCAAGCCCTTGGGTTATGACTGCCGATCAGTTGCGCGATGCGATTCAAGAACAAAACTTGGGTGAGGCTGCGCGCCAAAAACTTGCGTCTGACATCAATTTGGCGGTGTCCGATTTGATGGCTTTGACAGGCTCAATTGTGGTCAAGCGCACTGCTGCTGCATCGGGTTTTGACGACGTTTCAGCGGCTTCGAACGCGATGACTAGACAGGGCGTGAACTCGAAGAATCGCATGTTGGCATTGTCGCATGGCGATTACAATTTGATGGCGTCGAATTTGGCGGCTCGTCAGGACATGACAGGTAAACCGACGCGGGCTTACGAAGAGGCTTATGTTGGCAATGTCGGCACGTTCCGAACGTTCCAGCTCGATTATTCTTACCGCTTGACCGCTGCTGCTGGCGTTACCGTCACCGTGAACGGCTCGAATCAGTATTACACACCTAAGGCTACTTCGACCGCGGCCACCGGTGAAGTTTCAAACGTTGACAACCGCTACCAGAATCTGACCATTGCGGTCACGTCTGGCACTGTGAAGGTCGGCGACTGCTTCACGATTGCGGGCGTCAACGAAGTGCACCACATCACTAAGCGCGACACAGGACAGCTGAAAACCTTCCGTGTTGCGTCAATTGTGTCTGGTGCAGGCGGTTCCGGTGTTATTCAAATCAGCCCTCCGATCATTTCTGCTGGCGGTGCAACGGATGCTGAAAAACAGTATCAAAACGTTTCTGCAACGCCTGCTTCGGGAGCTGCGATCACTTGGCTTAACACCACAGCGGCAGATGCCAATCCATTCTGGATTAAGGATTCTATCAAGCTGTTACCTGGCACATTTGTGGTTCCAACTAACGCTGGTGCTGGTATTCTGACCTACACCACGACCCGAGGCATTCAGCTCGTATTCCAAAAGCAGTATGATGTGAATACGATGTTGACCCGGTTCCGAATCGACACCAAGTTCGGTCTGGTTAACACCAACCCCGAGATGAACGGCTTGATTTTGTTCGGCCAGTCTTAATTTAAGTCTGGTTCGTCCCCCGGCGGTCACCATGCCGCCGGATTTTTAACAGGAGAATGATTATGCCAACTGGCACAATAATGCTTTATAAATACCCTGGCCCACATCAAATTCATGGCGGGATGTTTGACTACATCATCGTGGATGAGGTTCAGGAAGAGATCGATGCCGCCAAAGCGCAGGGCTGGGGATTGACGACGCAAGAAGCTTATGATATTCATTTGGCCGGTGGTACAGTTCAGCCGGGCGATGATGTGACGATTGATAACGAAAAACCTCCGATCATCAATCATGATGAGTTCGTCTAATGACTCAGTATTCAAAGCAGAAACTCATTAAACAGGCGTTAGAATACATAGGGCTGAATCCGAACTATGTTGACATTGAAACCGCTCAATATGATTCGGCTTTGATTCAGTTAAACGCCATGATGGCTGGCTGGAAGGTTTTGGGTGTTGACATCGGCTACCCGGTGGTTCAAGATAACAGCGATGTGATCACTAATGATTCGCTGATCGACGCCGGTTATTATGAAGTTGTATGCCGAAATCTGGCGATTCGTTTGGCCCCGAACTTTGGAAAGATTTGTCAGCCTGAAATGATGAAAATTGCCAAGGAAGGCTTTAACGGACTCATGAAGGCGGCTGCTTTGCCCACAACTATGAGTTTGGGCGACAAGATTCCATGCGGTCAAGGCAATCATCCTTGGGTGACCATTCCAACACCCTTCAGCAACTAACATGTGGGCTTACATATGAAAGGCTCGAAACCAACTGAAAATCAATCAAAAATCAAACCTAAGGGGATTGTGATCATGATCGGAACGCGACCAAAAAAAGAAATGGCGTTAGGCGCTGGTATGCCGAAGGTCGGTGAGAAAAAGAAAGGTAGCAAAGGTAAAAAACCTTGCAAGAAGTGTTAACATGCCGTTCAAAAGTAAAGCCCAGCAAGGCTATCTTTTTGCTAAAAAACCAGAAGTCGCCAAGGAATTTGCGGCCAAGACGCCCAAATCAGCATATAAAAACTTACCTAAAAAGGTTAGTTCTAAAAATCAAAAGGGTAAACCGAAATGACCACATTTTCCCCATTCAAACCCGCATTTGGCACAAACCAAAGCGTTTCACCAGCCGCTTCATCTGCCAGGGTCGCTTTAAAAAATCTTGATAATCGAAGCCTATTTTTGAACAACAGTGGTTCGAACATTTGCTATGTGCGATTGGGTGATTCATCGGTTGTTGCGACCGCTGCAGATTGCCCGGTAATACCGGGCAGTTATCTGTTTATCGAACGCGGGCTTGACACGACCAGCATAGCTTATATTTCTGCAAGCGGAACCACGCTCGACATCATGCAGGGCGAAGGGTCTTACTAATGCAAGTGCCTATCGCGTCCGGCATATACACCAATGAAGCATCGGATTACAGGATTAAATACCCGGTCAATCTTGTGCCGATTGCTCAGGATGAGGGCATCTCAAACCTGTATCTTAAGCCCGCGGACGGGATTGTAGGCATTGCAACGGGATATGGCGTAGATCGGGGCGGGATAAACTGGAAAGGTGTTTGCTATCGTGTAAGCGGTAGCAAGCTCATTACGGTTACAACCGCGGGTGTTGTTGTTGTGTTGGGCGATGTTGGCGGGACAACAGGACAATGCAGCTTTGACTACTCGACCGACCGTTTGGCTATTGCATCTAACGGAAATTTGTTTTATTGGAATGGTGCGACGTTATCTCAGGTGATCGATACCGATATCGGGACAGTGAATTATGTGATTTGGGTCGATGGTTATTTTATGACCACCGATTCTAATTATTTGATCGTGACAGATCTCGCCGACCCTATGAGCGTCAACCCTTTGAAATACGGCTCGTCAGAAGTAGACCCAGACATCATTCAGAGTATGTTAAAGGTTCGCAACGAAGTTTATGCGATCAACAGATTTACCATTGAAGTCTTCAATAACGTCGGCGGCTCGGGATTTCCATTTCAACGCGTTCCGGGGGCAATGATTCCGCGTGGCGCAATTGGAGTTAACACCAGTTGTTTGTTCATGGATACGGTGACCTTCATGGGTTCCGGTCGTAACGAAAACGTGAGTGTTTGGAGTGATCAACGAGGTGTGATGACCAAGCTGGCAACCCGTGAAATCGATTTGATTCTTTCGAACGATTATGCTCAATCGACGCTCAAGGATGCGGTCGTTGAAAAGATCAGCAATGACGGCCATGAAATGTTGTATATCCATCTCCCGGATAAAACCCTGTGCTACGACGCTCAAGCAACACAGATTGCAGGTTTCCCGATTTGGTACATTTTGACAACTTCGACAACGGAAAGCGGCATCTACAAGGCGCGCAATTTCGTTCGTTTGTCAAGCGGCTGGATTGTCGGCGACCCTTCAAGTTCTGCTATCGGCACACTTTCAAAGTCGGTCGGGTCTCACTGGGGGACCCATGTGGGCTGGTCTGTTCAAACGTCGATTCTTTACAATTCAATGAAGCAGGTTTTAATTCACGAACTTGAATTGATTGCCTTGACCGGACGAGTTAGCGCGCTTGATAACCCGACGATAAGCACTGCACATTCGAACGACGGTGAAACCTGGTCAACCGCCCGAACTCGTTCTGCAGGACTGAAGGATAATAGGTTGATTCGTCTGAACTGGTTGCAATGCGGTATGCTGAAGAACTGGCGAATTCAGAAATTTTGGGGATTAAGCGATGCTCACATTTCTATATCCGCTCTTGAAGTGCGCGCCGAACCTTTGAACGTGTAGTCATGACAGACATAATTCCAAATCGAAATCAATACGGCGCGTTTCTCAGTGACCCTGTGATGGTGCAGGCGTTCGAGCAGCTTTTCGCACGAACCGTTTCAGTCACACCTTCAACCCCTGGCGATACGAGTGATACAGATTTCGCTGCAATGAGCGCCGACGCTAAAGCCGATCTTGCTTTAGCTTTGTTGGCAAACTTAGCCGCTCAGATCGGTGATCAACCGATTGTTAGGCCAATCATCCCGGACTATTCAAATGATCGGGCATATTTGCCTTCGCCAGCGCCCTCGGCCGAAGTCGAAGACTACAAACCAAGTTATCAACAGAGTTCAAATGTTGATAATGAGGAATATTCACCTTCGAATTCGCAGGTACTTTCATTCTCCGCAGATGACGCTTGGCACGAATCGTCTTATCTGCTGGCGGCTCTGCTGGACAGATATAAAAATGAGAATTATCAGGCGATTCAAGCCGGTTACACACCGACAATTGTTTATCTACCCACAAGTGTTTCAAATCATGAAGCGCCTTACTTCCCCGCACGTGGTGACTGCGAGCCGAACTGCAATGACACTGCCCTGCTTCAAATGGGATTGCATCCATCGGAACCTATCAAAGATCGAATGGAAACCTTCCAACATCGTCCTATTCCGGTTATCCCGGCTAAGGATGAAATGTGGAATTATGTTGCACCGACCACGCATCCTTTAAACAAGGATGACATGCAGCTTTATGTCCCGCCGCAATCACCGATCAACAACAAGATCGAAGGTAACACTTACATCAACGGGACTTTCACAGTTCCGAAGGCGACGGGCAAAACCGGAATCATGGTTGATTACATGGCACCGACATACCCGTGGCAGATAAGCATCGGGCAAATCATTATTAAATCTTCGGGTTCCGCAGACCCTGCTTGGAACATTTACCGCGGCACTGCGCCAAAGGTCATTCGGCAATATCAATTTGATGTTAACAATGAGATTTGGATAAATCACCAATTGCCTTACGATTACGCCAAGGGAACCGATCTTTGGCTTGACTTGCATTGGTCTCTTAATGTGGGTTCAATAAATGAAAATATTACGTGGACGGTTGACCTAAGCTACGCTAAGGGTGATAACCAGCAAGCGTTTAGTTCTATCCTGAGCGCGTCTGTGACCACGGCTTCAAGCACCACAATCAGGCAGCAAATGTCCTCATGCATCCAAATCACAGGCGGTTCGATGATGACATTGACGGATATGGAGCCGGACGTTCTGATATGCATGCACATTTTCTTGGCTGCAAACACCGGTTCAACTAAACCCTTCCTTCATTCGGCTGATCTGCAATATCAAACAACCAACGTTGGAACCAAGAACCGCGAACCGGATTTTTATGCCTAGTAAAATATTGATAGGTAATTTGACAACACGTGGATATATGCCAGCCGTAGCAGCATATATGTATACATCGACAGATTGCATAACTATTATTGACAAATTCACAGTGACTAATGTTTCGGCATTACCCCAAACGTTTCGAATTTGGGTTGTCCCCAATAATTCCACGTCTGTTACCGACCCGTATCTATTGGTTTCGAACCGACCGGTGCAGGCAGACGAAACTTTTTTATGTCCTGAGCTTGTTGGCAAAGAATTAACCAGTGGTGTTACAATAGCTTGGAGTGCTTCGGACGATTACGTTTTAACTGTTAGTACCGCGGCTAGATTTTTATTTTAAGAGGATACGCCCATGACCGTCTTAGCTCGTCCCGTTATCAATAGGCAATTTGTTTCAGACACGCCCGCCGTTGTATTTACATCGACCGGCGTCAAAACAATCGTTGACAAAGCCACTGTGACCAATACCAGCGCGTCACCAGTTCAAGTCGATTTGTATGTCAACACACCGGCCGGTACCGGCATTACATCCCAAATGCACGTTTTGATCGGCAAAATGGTTGCAGCCGACGAATGTTATATGCTTCCAGAAATTACAGGTAGAACCTTCGAAGCTGGTTCTGGATTGACTGCCAAGTGTGGCACAGCATCGACTTTGTGCATCGCGCTTTCCGGTCGAAACATTTCTTAAGGGTTCTTATCATGGCAATTACACCAAAAGTTCTTTATCCGCAAGGTTTGATCACCGACACGACCCAAACCCTTTACACTTGCCCGGGCACCGGTTATCAGCACGGCGTCGCTGTGATTGACACCTGCACCGTGACCAATACCAGCGTCACCCCATGTGCGATCAATATGTATTTGACCGTGGCAGGCGACCCATTGGCCGACAATTACAAGATCATTTCAAATCGAACTTTGCTTGCTTATGAAACTTACAATTGTCCGGAAATGGTGGGGCAAATCATTGGTGGTGGCGATTTGATCATCACGACAGCGGGAACAACCAACGTTTTAACGGTTGCGATAACTGGCCGCGAGATCACGTAATGAATGCGAATAACCCGTCCGCCGAACTTAAAGAAATGGCTCAAACCCAATCGAAAGAGGTCGCACTCATCATGGATGACAAGGGAAATTATGTCGTCATCAGCCCGGAAACCTTCAACAGGGGTGCGTTAACTCTCGCTTTGAAGCGCGCACTCTCAACGCTCGAATAATGGATTGACAACCAAGCCCACATGTTGTATAAGGACATAAAAACTTTACATGTGGGCTAACCATCTTGAAAACAAAACTCCCCGCCAAACAAACCTTTAAAATCGCGAAAGGCTTAAGTCGCAATGAAGCTTTGTTGAAAGCCCCTAAGCCGAAAGGCGACCGCCGGGGTTTTTCTTACGACCCTAAAACAGGTAAAGGGTGCTGGATATGATAACCCTCGTCATTGCATATTTAATCGTGTTTGCCATGTTGGCAACATATAAACAAGCCACATATTAAGGTGATTTTATGGCTATCGGTTTTGTCGCCAACGCTGCTAACTATCTAACAGCCCCTAATTTCGGCTGGCCGGATTTAAAGCCAACGGCTGCTGATATCAACACCCAAAATCAGATTTTGCAGGCGACGCAAGGGGCGAACCTTGTCACAAAATCCGGGTTTCAGGCGTCTCAATATGCCACCCAATTAGGGAATACAATACAGGATTTGATAGCTCAGGGTTACAATGAGGCCCAAGCTACTCAAATCGCACAAAACCAGTTAGCCCAATCTCAACTTTTTGGCGGTGCTGCTGGTGGTATGGAGACAATGGGCAAGGGTACTGCCAAAGGTGTCGAAACCCTTCAAGGCGGTATTGGCGCAGGCACTGCCAACATTACAGGCGGCGTTTCGAAAGGTGTTGGTAGTGTCCGTACTGGCGCGGGTGAAGGTGTCACTAGCATACGCGGGGGAGCCGCCGAAGGGGTTGGCAGTATTCAAACCGGAGTTAATCAAGGTGTGGGACTGTTGCAACCTTACACTTCGACCGGGGCAAACGCACAGGTTCAATTGGCGGCTTTGTCTGGAGCTAACGGTAGTGCGGCTCAATCTCAGGCGATAAATGATTTAAAAAACAGCCCTAACTTTCAAGCTCTTCAAGCTCAGGCAGAGGACGCGCTTCTGCAAAATGCTTCTGCAACGGGAGGGCTTCGGGGAGGCAATACCCAGAGGGCTTTGGCGACACTAGCCCCTAGCATGCTTAATGATTTGATAAATCAGCAAGTTAGTCGATTGTCGGCATTGAGTAGCAGCGGTCAATCCGCGGCAACCCAAGCGGGACAGTTTCAAACAGCGGGTGGCGCTCAGATCGGCAACCTACAAGCAAGTTCTGGCTCACAAGCTGGGCAGATGCTAGCGGGTGCTGGTTCGCAGGCCGGGCAAATGCAAGCTCTTGGCGGGTATCAAACCGGCCAGCTGGTTGCAGGCGGTGCAGCGGAAGCTGGTCGGATGCAAAGAGAAGGCGCTGCTCAAGTCGGCCAACTTCAAGCCACTACCGGTGGAGCGCAAGGGGCGATGACTTCTGCGCTTGGTACGAATTTGTCAAATCTTCAGACAGGTAGTGCGGCTTTACGCGGGCAAACATTATCGACCGAAGGAAACCTTGCAGCAAACCTCTTTGCAAACCAAAACGTTGGCACTCAGTCGGCTATCCCGCTAGTCACATCGGCCCTACAAACAGGGTATCAAAATTATTTGGCAAGCCCTGAAGGCCCCTACTCTTTCAAAAATCTAGTTGCAGGTAAATTTTAATGGCCTATGACGATCAACAATATAATGATTTGACTGACCCGCAATCTTATGGTGTACCTGACTCGGGTTTGGGCGGATATGCCGCATATGACCCACAGGTTATGGAACCATCGCGGGTAAATAGTATGCCGATTGAACAACAAATCAATCAGGCTAAGAAACTCGGCGCAATGGCCTCTTTAGGTGATGATACTGGGGCCGTGGCTGCTGAACGCGTAAAAATGGGCTATCGAAACGAGATCGATGCCAACACCAGAGAGGATTATGCAAAATCCCTGGATATTCATCGCCGCGAACGCGATTTGAACAACCTAACGAACAATACAAAGCGCACGACTGCGGATTACAACCGCATGCTTGCGGCTCATCCCGAGTTGGCCGGGGTTGTACAACAGTCATGGCAAAACCTCAAGGCCGATCAACAACACCAAGACCTAAGTACTTTGACAGGTGTTTACGGCGCTCTTGAAAGTGACCACCCGGAAATTGCCAAAACCATGCTTGAAGCTCACGGTAACTCGTTGGCTTTACGTGGTGATCAACAGGGTGCACAGCAAACGGGTATGATGATTGATATGCTCAAAAAAGACCCATCCCGAGCATCAACGCTGGTGGGATTAAGCCTTGCATCTGCCATGGGGCCTGAACGTTTTAACCAAACGTTCGAGACGCTCATGAACGCTAAGGGCGGCGGGTCGAAACAGAAAAAAATGGATTTGGAAACCCGTAACATCGAAAGTCAAATCGCAGAGCGCGAACAGCGTTTAAAGCAAACCGATCAAAAAGCAGCGGCTAAACTGAGCGATCTTTCGGTCGGCGCGCAAAAGCGTGTAGCGGATAATGAGACAACGGCAAGCAACGCTTTAAACAATGCCAGCAAATACGAAGAGCTCGCGACAAAGTACGAAACCGTGCAACCTCCATCAGGAATTGTGGGCAAGTCATCCGAGTATCTGAAAAAGCTAATGGGTTCGCAGGATGAAATAAGCAATCTAAGGAAAGAGGCTGATCGAATGTTAGCCAGTGGAGTTTTATCATTTATTCCTCGCGGCCCGGCATCCGACAAGGATATTGCTTTTGCATCAAAGCCTTTCCCTGAGAATACGGACAATCCAAAAGCTATGGCTCAATGGTTACGAGGTATGGCTAAAATATCCAAATACGAAGCTGATTATAATACCGCCAAAGTAGATTGGGAAAGCCAAAATAGTCACATGGGCTCACTAAAGACCAATCAAACTATAAATGGCGTTGAAGTGCCAAAAGGCACGACTTTTGCAACGTACATGAAAAAGTATTTTAATCAACAACCTGCGCAACAGGGCGAATCGTCTCAGCCCACAGGTAGTGCTGTCCCGGCAGCTCCATCTTCTCCAACACCAGCAGCAGCCCAGCCGCTCTACATGAAATATGCAGGTTAATATGGACAACCAATCAATCCAAAATATTTACGATGCGTATGTTGGTGGAAAAATGTCGCCCGAAGAACGTGCGGCATATGAAACAGATGTGCGCGCCGGGAAGATTCAAACCCCTAAGGATTTGAATCAACAAACAACCTCAGAGCCGCTCGAATTGCCGAAAGGCGTGATCGACGCTTACAACTCGGGCAAGATGGACGAAGCGGCAAAGTTGCAGCTTGAACAAGACGCGGCGGCGGGCAAAATCAAGCTAACCAAAGATTTGCAGCTCAAGGGTACGCAACCAGCAGATACCGGATTGATTGCTGGCTTGAAAGAGGCTTTCACCGGCGAACAGCGCGCAACTCCAACGACTCAAGCTCTACCTGATTGGGGCAACATGCCCGAGTTTTCAGACCCAAGCATGGCCGGGTTGAAAGCTGAGCTCGGCAAGGCTTTTTCGAGTCCGGAAGAAGCGGCCAAGATCATCAAGGTAAACTATCCAAATGTGGGCATAGGCAAGGATGAAAAAGGCAACATCATCTTGAGATCTAGTCTTGATGGTCAATCGTATGCGATTAAGCCAGGGTTTCAAACGTCGGACATAATTCCGACTGTTGCCAAGACCCTGGCATTTTTGCCAGCCGGTAGAGTCACCGGCGTGCTGAAAGGCATCGCTGCCGGAGCAGGTACTCAAGCGGCCATTGAAGCAGGTCAAGCGGCAATTGGTGGACAGATCGACCCCGGGCAAATCGCACTCGCCGGAGCAGTCGGCGGCGTGGCCCCAGCTCTGGGCAAGGGCAACGCGCTGATTAAAGAGGCGATGGCGCAACCTTCGGCAGCTCAGCCGATTGTTCAACAAGCTCCTCAAATCCCGCTACAGCAACTCGCCGAAACGACTAAAAAGGCTGCTGAAGGCGGTATCGGCTCGTCCAACGCTTTGACGACGCTTGCCAGTCAAGCCGCGCCGAACCCTGAGATTGTTTCGAGCGCCGAACGATTGGGGATAAGTCAATATTTGCAACCCGATCATGTGACAACCAATCAGGTTTATCGTGAGTTGGCTCAGGGACTCAAATCGACCATGGGCAGCGAGACTCACAAAGCGGAGATCGAAGGGCTTCAAAAAGTCGGCGAGCGGGCAAACTCTTTGGTCGATGAATTGGGAGGTACAACCGATCTGAGCCAACTTTCGCACGATGTAAGGGTCCGAATGGGCACATTGCACGATGAGGCTAAGGCCAAAGCTGGAGACCTTTACAATAAGGTCGCAGCGGCCATTCCAAAATCGACACCGGTCGAAGCCCCTAATACCCTCGCACTGCTTAAGGAAATGCAGAACAACGGCCTGAACCTTAGTGCCGGTGAACGCGGGCTTTTGAAAAGGCTGAGTGATACGCAGAACCCGCCAACATATGCTTACCTCGATCAACAGCGCAAGCTTATCGGCAAGGGTATGAGCGGACTTCAAAACGGCCCATATGGCACGACCGAAAGCGGCGCGGCCAAGCGGCTTTATGCGCGCCTTGCAGATGATCAAGTGGCAATTGCCGATTTACACAATGTGGGCTTAGACTATGATAATGCTCAATGGTATACCCAAATATATAAAGGTTTCCAAGACGATACCCAAGCAATCTTTGGTAAAAACGTTGACAAGTCTTTGGTGCAACCATTGATGAGCGGAATGGCTGGCTTGAGCAAGGGCGATACTGCCGGATTTGCCAAACTGGTTGCTGCTGTGCCACCCGAAATGCGCAAGCAAGTTGTGACCAGCGGCTTAAGCGCGGCATTCGGCAAGCAGTTACAGCAGGGCTCTTTGAATTTTAATACGTTCGCAAACTGGTATGAAGGGGTCATGAAAAACTCTCAGGCCAAAGGTGCGCTGTTTGCAAATCTCGACCCGGCTGCGCGGCAAAGCCTGCAAGACCTTTACAATGTTTCAAACGGCATTCGGCTTGCGACCAAAAACTACGTGACTACAGGCAAAATCCAAGAGGTTCAGAGGATTTTCGGCGATGCTGACAGCGCGATGAGCCGTATTTACAAGGCTGCCAAGGTCCTGATACCGACTGAAGCGGCCGGTTCGGCAATGGGTATGCCTGGCTTTGCAACCGCGGTTAACGTTGGTCGAGCAATCGGGGCAGGCGGTAAAGGCGATGCAATGCGCGCCGCTGACGCTTTGATCGGGTCACCTGAGTTTACCCTGGCAATTATTCGCAATCAGCAAAACCCAGGTCAAGCGGTCAACATATTGGCGAGGTCAGAAAAGTTTCGAAACATGTGGAATGTGATAAAATCCGACCGTCCGGCAACAACTCCTCAAATGTGGGCTACCTCACTACTTCAGGGCACAATTAATCAGCAAGGGTCACGATAATGACAGTCAAATATCAAATCAATACAACTCCGTCGGTGACGATTGGTTCACATACGCTTTATCAGATTGAATGTGTAACGCCTTTCGGTTCAATCACAACCGGTGATAAGGGCTGTTACCTTGAAACGACCGATCAATTATCATTGGTCGGTAACTGCTGGGCAGACACAACTAGCTATATCATGGGCGAAAGCTTGATTACCGGTACAGCTAGCTTGATCGGCTCGACGGTCATGGATTCGGTAGCAATTTCAGGCAATGCGACAGTGATCAATAGCGTGATTGCTGGAAGTGCTGTAGTCAAGGGTGCTTCAACTCTTTCCGGCTGTCGTGTTTGGGGCAACGCTTCTATCAATATGGATACCGCTGTTGAAACAATTATCGGCGCTGCAATCTACGATCATGCGGTCATTGAAAACGCTCCAACAATCAATTCCGCCGAAATCTACGAGCATGCTAAGGTGTACGGTGAAGCAACCGTAGGTGACGGCACCAAATGGATTCCAAAAATACATGAAAATTCAGAGGTTTACGGAACTGCGGTAGTCAAAGGTAAGTCCGAAACCAAGGGTTATTCAAAGGTTCATGGCACAGCGATCTTAGACGGTAATTTTATCGCCAAAGGGAATGATGACATTTCTGGAGAGGTAAGTCTTTCGACGCCTGAAAACGTTTAGGGACGTGCCAACCAAACCCGATAAACCGCCTGATTACGGGTGGCGGGAAAATAGGATTGGGGCCTTCGCGGCCCCTTTTCGTTATTCGAACGAGGCTTTTTGATGGCCGAAGGCTTCAATAATCTTCGGCGTCAATGCAAGCATGCCTTCATTCGTGATCAATAAGCCATGGTGCGTTCCGAGACCTTTGAGATTGATATTGTTTGAAAAGTAGTTCAGCCCACATGCTTCGTATTGCTGATACGGCATATTGTCGCGTCCCGATCTATAAATATAGCCTTCAGCGCGCAGCCAGCTAAAAACCTGCTTGCGGGTGGCAACGAAATTGTGCTCATTTCGTATCGCCTTAATCCATTTCATGACCGACCGCTTGCCAGACGTTTCACAAAATTGATCATAAACTTCGGCTTTGGGGTGATCAACTTCTAGTTGCTTCAAGGCCTCTTCTTTGGCCGCAACCTCAGAGGTCAAAGCTTGGAGAGCTTCAAGGTAGGTTTGCGGCAGGCGTGGGGCTAAAGATGATTCGAGTTCAACCATTCGATCATAGACTGCGGCTTGAACCTTGAAAGATTCGCTCATGACCATGAGATGCGCCTCGCGCTTTGGTAGGTTGTAACAAGGTAACTCTTTGTTTTGACTAGACAAATAGGAGCCCAGAAATTTTTGCGCTCCTTCTTCACCCAATACAACCAACACTTTAGCCATAAATGACGTGTGTCTTAATTCAGCAGCGCCTTCTTCGCGCAGTTCGTTGATGAGTTTGACAAGCTCAAGGCTTGTCATGGTTACTTCTTTATTCATGTGGGTTAACATATTCATTTTAATCATCCTCTTCAGTTTTAAACAATTTAACTCTTCTGGTAGGTTTATTGACACCAATATGTATGAGCATCTGCCCACATGTATCTATATACCAATCGTAATTCAAATCATCTGGCAATTCGTCTGTAAGCTGCATCATCGGTACAGCACCATCACTTTCACAGACTTTATTCTCATTTGAACAATATGATATATATCCTTTTTCGTGTTTACCATAATACCATCTCACAGATTTACCGATGTATCTACCTCTATATTGTCCGCCACCTTTTACGTTTTTGACGGCAATAAATTTCTTAACGTCCTTGCATTCATATATAAATTCCCTTATTGGTTTTCCGGACTTTAAAAACTCCATTACAGCCTCTATGCAAACCGTCGTTTTAGGGTTTTTGTGAAATCTGAATATAGCTGCCTTTTTATCGTTCCAAGGGTTTGCAAAAGCACCTTTTCCTTTGATTTTTCCATCTGGCTTGATGGCGATGTAATTATTGACATCTTTCAAATGTATTGATTTGTATTGGGTTTCTTCCATCTCAAAAGCCCATTCGGCTTCAAAATCCTTGATGATTTGCAGCACTTCAGCGCGCCGAACCTCTTGATACTTGACAACAAGGCCATCCGTGTTTGCGCTAATCACCTGGACGCCGACGCTTTCGAAACGCTCGATGAGCATCATCAAATAAAGCTGCCCGCTAAGAGTTACTGCGATCAGTACTTCAGGGTCGTATAACATGCTCCATTTCGAACCGGTTTTTCCAAAAGACCCGTTAATAACAATCTTCAATCCGTCGGCAGTTTCGACAAACATCATATTGATAGTGCCGTCTTCCGAGTAACTCTGTTCTTTAGCGTCTAATCGTTCGTCTACGATTGCCTCATAGGCTTCCAAAAACTCGTCAGCCGGGATATGTTTGGGGTGTAATCTGTGATTAATTATGATGCGCGGATAGAAACTCGCAACGTCAAAATCGCTTAAGCAAATTCCCTCCCGAGCATAATGTGAAATAGTTTTCTCGCTTGAATGGATACCGCCACGACCAAGCTTATAAACCGCTCGACCGATCTGCACTTTTAGGGTTTTGCCGTCTGCGGTGTGCGGCTTGAGTTTAAATTCTTCGTCAATTGAGTACCGCGTAGCCTTGATATGATCAAAGAAGGAGTTTACTGCCGGGGTTTGAAAGTGTATTTTATGATAAGGCACATGGTAAAAGCTTTCGCCTGGCCTCATCTTTGGCTTTACCAGTTTCTTACCCGTGCGCCTTTCGACCTCAGCGACCAGAACCTTTTCTGCGATTTGGGCATCGCTCGAAGACATCAAATTGATACCGTAGCGCGCAGACATACGCTCGCGCATCGCCAATTGGCCGCTCAACTCTTTGTATACCAACTCAGTCAATTCCAGGTCATTGTAGCAATACGGCTTAAGCTGCTGGGCCTGATCGCGAGTTAGAATTGTTCCTGGTTCGATAGGTAAGTCTTGCATTTTTCGAGCGTGTAACCTCCCACCATAAAGCTTAAGCGACCCCATCAAAGGACAGACGTTCATCACATCAATGTGGGCTAGGTGCTTCGGGATATCGAACCCGTATTTTTTACCTGCAATCCAAGGCATCAAACGGTTGTCGATAATGTCCTGGCCCATCATGTGTAGTTGTTCACACGACGCGCCACGAAGAGCATAATAGATCGAAGGAAGGTCATAACCATTTGAATTAAATCCGATTATCTTAAATCGGTTCAACATCCAGTTAAGTTTTTGAGTATGCAAAACCGGGCAATCCGCAGATATTTCAAACAGTACAATTTCAGCTTCGCCGACCCTCTTAAACAGCACCATCCAAAAATTCGGATAGCATTCAACGTCAAAAACAAATTCGGTTCCAATTGGAATATTTTGTAATTCAGCATCGGTTAATACATGTATCAAAATGGTATCTCCTTATCAATATCGTATTATTCGCTTTTAGGTGAGCATGCCATTAAAACCCCGCGAAACTTATCGCCAAATATTAACAGCTTTAGATTTTCAGAGTCGTATCGCCATTTGAATTTCAAAGTCGATAAACTGTGCAGCATTTTAACATCAAAAATCGCTTGTAAACCTGTGTCGTGCACAACTGTTTTGCATTTAGCATCGTCATCATACCCGGACAGCATTCTATCACCATTGATATGCACAAAACCGGCTTTGCAAAAAGGTTTGATTGCTCCGACAGCCTTCCAAAAATCAAAATCAAATTCTTGTAATGGTTGTTCAAAATCACTTTTAAACGGTTCATCAAGATCAAATCCGAATCGATTAAGCTTTATCACTATATTCGCATGATTTTCACCATCAAAAGTAGTTATCTTAAGATATTGATTATTCAATCCGATAGATTCAAAACCGTTTTTGCGTTTAGATATGCACGCTGCAACATAATAAGGTATCGAAAACTCAAACGGAAACCCCATTCCATTCCAAAATTCAAGTATCAGATTATCGCTCATCCCTACCGTCGAGTTTGATCTAATAAAAACTTCCGAATATGTTTTGTCCGTCTTATATGGTAATAATGCATTTTGTAAAGAAAATCTGAATGAGTTATCAGGTAGATTAAACATCTGGATATCTTGTGCCAGAAACTCATCCCAATGATTTGCCTGTGCGTCGGCATATGTCGGAATGTTTACTGTGTGATCTCCTTCCCAAGCAAAGCTGGCGTGGTCATTTTTAAATGTGACTGTTTGTAAATCCCTGTCACCAGCACCCTTTATCATATTTAACACGTCCACTGATAAAAATACACAACTGTCAACATTTAAATTTAGATACTCATCATACATCACGCGATCATCGGCCACGATCACACGGTTATTAGTCAGCAGACACAGATTGTAATCAAGTTCCGTCGGGTGTAATTTGTTATTATTCATAATCTTAATCCAGTTAAATGAGACATGCCCACAGTATCATAGTCATGTCTCATTGTCAATCTCACCGTTGCATCATACCCCAGATCATGGCTGCATAATGAGCGATCTTTAAAAAGTCGCGTTCGGCTTCTTGCGGACGCGCGTTCCTGCGCCATCGACAGGTGTACTTTTGAATGGACGAGATGCATGCCACAATTCGACCGTGATCTGTGTCGTATGTCGATAGCATATCATCGCCTTTATCACCATACTGCGGGATTGTGTAGGTTTCGATGTGGTGCAGGACGGCATCTGAAAACTCTTTCCATTCCTGCCCACGCGTTGAAAGAGGTTTGACGGCTGTTGAGATCGGGACTTCGCTCTCACACATAGGACGACAAAGAGCCGCGATCTCGTCTTCCGACATGATCGGGTGTTTGATATGTTCTATCCCCAAATAAAAATCATCTTCATTATTTCCTAACATTTTAATACCTCATTGTTTAAAATACAAAATCTAAAATCTCAGGGTATCTAGTACTCATCCATACCCTTATTTGAGTCGGTTTAGCTAATCCTGGAGCCAATAGCAAACTTTCATCTATGGTACTAGGCATAACATTATGTTGTGACCTTTGCATAAACCACGATTCAGCCTTTTTCCTAATGCCGCCTTTGTGTTCAAAACATACCCATTCGCTGATTGTCAATCCCTCACAATAATACGTGACTTTTAACGATGATGGATTGCCAGGTTTAATATGCTTTGAATAAGTAACTGTTGAAACATTATACCATTTATAAATCTCTTCCTTTTCTGGTTTTGATTTCCTTATCAGTTCGCCTTCGCAGCTTTGTTCGGTTTGATTAGACTGAGGTTTGAACAAGAATTCAAACCCGCATACGCAACAGTATCTAACTGCAGCATGATGGTATGTCCCGCATTCTTCACAGATTTTAATCGGGGCATCGCGCCCAGGCTTTCCCGGCTTGCGTGGTAAAACCGGGTCATTGATCGGCCCAAGCCGCGTAATGTTGTTGCCAAAATCGCACACCAGGGTATCAACTTTGCCGGATTCGCGGCTTGTTCGAGTGCCGCGGCCGAGCATCTGGACCCACTTACCGGGCGAAGTTGTGGCGACCATAACACCTATCAAATCAATCGGCGGGTGATCAAAACCTGTTGTGAGTTTGCAGGCATTGACAAGGCATCGCGTCTCACCAGCTTTGAACTTGACTATCGCCTGATCGTTGGCATTGCCAGGGCGCTTTGAATGCGCATAATCGACCTCGACGCCATGCGCACGAAACATTTCCGTTGCATGCTCACATGCTGAAATCCCAGATGTAAATATAAGCCAGCTGTTGCGATCTTGTCCGTAAGTGACAATCTCTTGCACCTGAGCAAGCATAAGCTCGTATTTATCAAACCTTTCTTGCATTTCATGACTGTTAAACTCCCCGCCGGTAATTTTTATACCGTCTGTGTTAGTTGGGTTAAGCATCCGTTTATTGATCAACGGTGCGAGATAGCCTTCATCGAGCAGCCGGTTAAAGTTTTCAAGCGACGTTAAATCATAGCAAACATCGGTGAAAATACCGCCGTCATCTGTCAAGTGACCCAGCTTCAAACGGTACGGCGTTGCTGAAAACCCTATCACTTTAATATGTGGGTTTGCCTCTTTTAATTTTCTTAACACATATCGATATTGAGTATTATCCTCTGGTGATATTAAATGGCATTCGTCGATCAATACCAAATCCCTCCACCCAAAATTCCGATATTGAGCGGGTTTATGTTGCTCTAACTCTTCTCCCTTTTTAATAGCGTTTGCAATCGACGCAACCCCGCCATAAACAATCGGCTGTATCATATCCCGACTGTTCAATCCTGCCGAATAAATCCCGATAGGCGCTAGCGGCCAAACTGACCTCAAGGCTTCAGCGTTTTGGCTTATTAGTTCTTTGACATGAGTCATCATCATGATTCGCTGCCCCGGCCAATTATCAAATATCAGCTTGACAAAACCGCCAATAACGACGCTTTTACCTGTACCTGTGGGCATAGCCACAATCGGGTTTCCCCGGTTTCCGTCATAAAAATATTGCATGACAGCATTAATGGCATCCTGTTGATAATACCTAAGTTTAATAGCCATTTAACAAATCGCTTCCCAGCATGCTTGGCCGGTTTTGATTATATGATCGGGTATTGGACCAGCATTTTGGTTTTTATCGCAAGCCCACATTGATTGTTCTATGGGGTGCGAGTGTCTGCACGAACGACAATTGATTTCAACAGACTGACCGCCGTGACAAATGCCAGCCATCGAACAATCTTTACAAGCCATGTGGGCTGGATTGAGCGATAACCTCTCTGGCGGTTCGGTCGCTGTTATGATTTCAGCAGCTTTGCGTTCAAGGGCGTCAGCCCTATCCCAATCGAGTTTCACGATTTCAATATGCACGCGATCATCGTTTTTATTAACCATGATATAAATAGCATAATCGATTTTAAATGCTTTTCCATACGTGCACATCTGGTCAAAATGCACAGGTTTGCATTTACGCACACCTTCCTTGACCATCTTTTTAAACATATTGTCGCCAGAGGTTTTAAACTCAAACAACATTTCACGCGGGTATTTAAACCTGTCGGGAAGATACCCTACACCATCGCACGAACCTCCGAAATGTCCATCGCATGCCGAAAATCTTAATTGTTTACCGGTTACTTCGTCAATATCTGTTACACTAAAACCAATATGTCTTAATATTTTGTTTATGGCAGGTTCTTCACGGTGACCCCTGTTAAATAACCTATACATACGCCCATTGAATTCTTCCCGATGGCACCAGCGGAAAGAGTACCAAAGTTTGCGTTTGCAAGGGTCACCTATTAAAGATGCCCCTAAATGTTTTCTGTGTTCTTTTTCGTCAAACAATTCGATGCTTGCTGTTTCAAACAGATCGCTAATTGTGTCGGCTAAATTTATCCTTTGATATAGGGTCTCTAAGATTAGCCCGGTTTCTTGGGCGTGGTTTTGGCTTGTGGCCGAGTTTTGGTATTGAGTCATTTTCAAGGTCCTTATAATATTGCAGTGAGTCGGCATATTCGGCTTTGAATGCAATGATCGCAATCAAAGCTCGATTACACATAAGTTCGTCAAAAAGTCTTACGTGGCATTCTGCTTCACTTATTTGCAACCTAGATGCCAGCATTTTGTAACAGTCAGATCTTGTCGTAAGCCCGTACATCCATATCTCGTCGAGTTCTGCATGCACTTCGCCACGCAGCAACCACATCTTTTTACGGTGATTCATAGGCTCACCCCTTGAATGATGGCGGGGCAGAAACCCCGCCGGGTTAAAAGTTAAAAGTTAAAAGTTAAGCGCTGGGCCATTGAGGAGCCGCCGCACCAGTAGCAGGGCCAGCGTAAGGCGGTTGTGCACCAAAACCAGCGGCTTGCGTTTGCACCGGCTGTTGACCGCCAAAGTTTGGCGCGCCTGTATAACCCTGCGCCTGTGCTGCAGCCGGTTGATACTGAGCCTGAGTCGTAGCGGCGGCTTGCTGCTGTGGTGCAGGAGCTGGTGCAGGAGCAGCCGCAGTCTGGCCAAAGCCATTTGAAGATTGCGCTGCTGTGACTGTCGAACCCGGCTCATTGCCATTTGCATCATAGACCCTTGTCACCTCAGTGTAGCCTTTTTCGTTGGGCTCGGGCTGCAGGGCGACATCGATTTGAAATGGGCGATTGTGCAGGACTGCTGTATCGGTAAAGGTTTGAAGCTGGCCGATAGCATAAGCAACCGCGCTGAGTTGGCGCTTGGCAATGTCACGGCTCACTTCATTGGCATTGAAATAATTTAGCCTGTATACCCCGGTAGCGCCCGCAGCGTCCCCTTGCATGACTCTCAGGTTGAGCACAAGTTGGCCGGAAACCTTCTGGCCGTTGACTTCGGCTTTACCAACGCCAACAACACTTGAATCGGTGATGATGACGGTGTGACGACCGACGGGCAATTTACCTGCGCCTTGGCTCGGGTTGTGATCTAATGGGTTAAATGGTTCTGGGAGTTGATATGACATTTTTAAATATCCTAACGTGTTGTTAATAAAGGTAATCCCACATTTTATGATTACGTGGGCAACAAAGGTGCGTGTAAAATTTAAGCTAAAATCTTATTGAAAATGTATGTCCAGTCGAGCGGCTCAAGATCTGCCAGCTTGCCCGATCGATCACGTGCCGCTGCCAAATATGATTCAGAGCATGTCAATGTGGGTATAGGCTTAGCTCCCTGCCCCGGGACAATCTGTTTCGAACAATATAATACCTCGTCGAACTTGTGAGGTATTTCACTATTCAATATCTTGCCGGGAAAATACGGTTTGTACTTATCTCCCTCACCGTCCTTGCTCTGTTTCGCCAATAATATGACATGTTTTTCTTTCCAAAAATATAAAGCTTCTGTCATTTTCATTACGTTTGTCGCCATTTCTCCATAGGCCGCCTGCCCGTGGGCTTTTGCTTTCAAAGCGGCCTTAAGATAAACATCGGCCACTTCCGACCATGAATCAACGCAAATCGTCTGAAAGTTTTTCGCTTCGGCCGATTCAAAAATAAACTTAAAAAACTCTTCAATCTTGGGGACCGTGTTAGCTTCCCAACATGGGTAATCACATCCACGGGTGCTTAACATTCCCGGTTCAACCACAAGGCAGATCGGACTCGGAGCGCTTTGAATACTAGGTGTCTTTCCGGACCCTGGAGGACCGTAGCAAAGCACCTTTACCCCAAATTGCTGGGCCAATGAATTAGCGGGCTTAAGATCGGACATTTTCATTTGAAATCGCCTTTCAACGGCCCAGTCTTAAGCTGAACAGCACTGTCTTTGATTGTGATCGCCGGATTCAAAATCGCCTGCAGCTCTGGCGACAATCTACGATAGGACGACATTGAAATGACCGGTTTCCAGCTCACCAATGCATTGGCGTCGAACGTGTCGTTTGTCCCGATCATCGTGTTAACAATTTGCGTCAATTCTTGGTTGCTTACATCGACCGAAATGGTTTGAGCCATTGTGACAGTCAATTCAGTGTCGATTTCTGGAAATTGAAACTTTTCAGTTCCGTATTTATCAGTCGTTGAACCTACGGTATTTAATACGACCAGTTCGCGCATTTCGCGTTCTTCAGAGATCGACCTCTTTGTGCGTTCCCTGGAGACCATCCAGTTTTCAATCAGCACATTATTGCTTAAAGGTTTTCCTATTTGGTTTTCCATTTTCTTACTCTCTTATTTAAAAGGTGATTCATTGTTTCACATAGCAAAACATTTGTCAAGCACTTTTTTTAAATTACGCCAATTTTATTTCTGATGGTGACCGCCTCGTAATTGGCACGATTGCTCAATTCGATTGCAAATTTAGCAATATCCCTAAAGTGTGCCTCTATCAAGCCCACATTGTTAGGTTGTGTTTGCAGAGTTTCGTAAAGAGCTGCTGATTGAGTCATCGCTGCTTGAATCGATTCAAATGATGCAAATAATTTATCCATTTTAGTCTACCTTAATAAAGTTATCTTTCAAAGCCCGCCAATTGTTATCCGAAAATGATATCAGCATTTTATCTATGCTGATATCTTCTGAAATTTTTCTTGTGATCACAAGTTTCATTCCTGTTGGTGATCGAGGGAAATAAAAATCACATGTGTCTGTGCCGCAATGTCTATCAACTGTGATCGAGCCGGTTGGTATATTCAGAGCATCTTCCAGCTCGTACAATTTAAATGTTGGCATTTTTTTCTTTCCTCATTGTTGATGGTGCTGCACATGATACAGATAATTTTTGCATTGTCAAGCGATATTTTTTTATCCGGAAGAAAAATATCACTTGACAATGCAAAATTTATCTGTAGCATTCACAACCTCAATCAACTCAACGGATAAATCCAAATGAAAACTCAAGTGACCGACCTTCCAGCGCTCACCAAACACATGATCAACGAGCGCCCAGCGAGCCTTTCACTGTGCGATCTTTGCCAAGCAATCGGACGCACACCAGCATGGCTCAGACTCTTTCGCGATGGCAAGCTCAAAGACCCAGGTTTTTATACAATGTGCAAAATCATTGAAATAATTGAAAATCATAAAGGAGTTTGAATCATGATAATTAGAAGCAGATGCAACACTAAAGTTTTATTAGACGATTATGATATAAATAATATAATACATGCTATTGATGAAGCGGGTCCTATGTTATTGGAACTATCAGCAGAATTAACAAGAATTAAAAATAATTTAGGTGGATTGGAAAGAAATAGAAAATGTAGAGAATATAATATTATAGATTTAAGGTTAAAGTATTTTGAAAATCTTTATAAATTGGATACGACAATACGATTAATAAATACAATAACTAATTCAACCTCACAGCCTATATATGAATTTCCAGTACCGAAGGTTAATGAGTTAAAATCTATTTGGGGTTAATTAATGTCAAACTCATTCAATAATATACCGGAATACGTTAGAATTCTTCCTAAATGGGTCGTGTGGCGATATGAACAAAAGGTTGGTAAAGCCAAACCCGATAAAATTCCATACAACGCCAGAACTTTAGGTCGAGCGATGCCTAATATCCCTTCGACATGGCACACACTGGATGAAGCCATACACGCTTTTACATCGAACCTAGATAGATTTAATGGAATAGGTTTTATGCAAAGTGATGATGATAACATAACGATAATCGATATAGACGTAGGAAAGGATGACTTTGGTGCATCGTTGCCGCTAAATCCTTTGCAAATAGCAGTATTGGCAAACTTACCTCATTGTTATGTTGAACGGTCGCCTTCCGGTAGAGGTTATCATATTGTCGCAGGTGGTAAAGTTCCGAGATCAAAACGATGCACAAAAAATCATATAGAGATGTATCGTAACAGCCGCTTCATGACATTCACCGGCAGCGTTTTTCAAGCAGGATGCGGATACCTTAATGATGATACTTCAACGCTTGTATCGCTATGGACCCACATTGGAGGTAAAGACCTTGGAACCTATAACGACACATTCGCAGATGATCGAATAGAGACTTTAACGGATTCAGAAATATGGGACATCATGCGGGCTGATGTTAGATGGCCTCATTTTTCAAAGCTGGCCAATTCAGAAGGTGAAGAGCTTGAAAGATTTAATGCACAATTCAACGAAGGCGATGAACGCAGGATAGACATAAGCGGCTTAGATCAAGGTTTAGTGAACGAACTTCACAAACTGTCTCGAAATTATGATCAAACCGAACGCATGTGGTTATCAACCCGTTTGGGGAACAGAGCAAAGACGCATAATCGTGAAGATTATCGACGCATGACAATAGCTACGGCTCACGATGAAGATAAGCAGCGTGATGCAGAAGCCGCCCGTATGGAATTGAACAAGGCCAATATGATGCAACTGGTGTCGGCTGAGCAAGAAGTTAATCAACCTGTTAGACAATCACAAGCGCAAACATCTGTAGAAATAGCCTTCGATTCCGAAGGACACCCCGTCATACCTGGATACATGGGGAGATTGATTCGGTTCGGTCTTGAAACGTCGGTAAAACCTATCTATGAGGTTGCTTTATGCGGGGCCCGCGGAACCATGTCGGGTATATGTGGAAGGTCTTGGAACACACCATCTAGATCAGGAATCAATGAATATACAGTTCTGCTCGCAAAAACCGGCATCGGCAAAGATGGAATGTCTTCAATGATCACCAGATTATTAGGCGAGTGTGCTAAAACCGATCAAAGAATAAATAATTTTATAGGGCCCAGCGGAATATCAAGCCTACAATCTCTAAGAGGTGATTTGGGTGAATGGCCTTCTTTTGTCTCAATTTTGGGGGAAGTCGGTTTTATGTTTCAAGCAATGGTCAAAGCTCCCCAGACATCGCCTGAATTTGGAAAGATGAAATTTATAACAGACATATGGGGTAAAAGTGGAGACAACTCTATAGGGGGCTCATCAAAAGCGGATAGAGACAAGAAAATAGCTGCTACGTTTTCACCTGCATTTTCATTTGTTGGTGATTCTACACCAGATGCTTTTTTCAAAGCTGTGACACCGGAACACATAAAAACCGGTGTTTATCCAAGGTTAGCTTTAGTGTCATACGATGGTGACAGACCGTATAGTAATTACAACACTAAAAAAACGTCAGATTATCCGGATTTGATTCAAGAAACTAAAGAACTGGCTTTACACGCAATCTACATAAAAGATAGCGGTTTAGGGGCATGTATACCCGAATTTGGATACGGGGCCGAAGAATATTATGTTAATTTAGATAGACGTATGGACGATGAAATAAATAAAGAAAAGGTTGATTACATAAGAGAACTTAAAAGTAGATATGTTCTGAAGGTATTGAGGTTTGCTTGTTTAATTTCAATTGGTGTGAATGCATACAAACCTGTTCTGGAAATATCCCACATTAAGATTGCTGAATGGTGGGAATCAAAATCATTGGAATTGTTCTTATCCAGAATAGAATCTGGAAATGTCGGGGAGATGATGAACACATCAACAAATCATCAACTAGAAGCGATCAAAGGTTATATTCGCAGATACTTTGAAAAGGATATTGTTAAGCACAAATTTGCTAGACGTTGGAAGGAATTGGATTGTGTACCTAAATTGTTATTTACAAAAGTTAATCCGGAAGCTAATGAAGCTTTCTCAACTCAAAAACCTAGCCCGCGTTTCGCCATTGAACAGACTATAAAAACCATGCAAGAAGCCGGGATGATATCTACATTTTTTAAGTTCGGCGATTTGGAAGGTTTAACCGACCCTGAAGAAAAATCATGCGGGGTTACTGTTTTCAGAATACTTAAAGAGTTTCACAGTTAATTATCGTAAAAATCGAGTCTACGTGCTAAAAATAATGCTAAGCTGGAGCCCTTACCAGCCGGGGCTTCTACGAAATCTACGATTCTAGGGGGGGGTATATACG